ATAATCTGTTGACCGAATTGACCGTGTTCTGCCTCTTCGTATTCATATACATAAGGATAGTAGTTAAACATTACGATTTCAGCGTCTTGCTCTAGATTACCAGACTCAGCTAAGTCGCTGAGCCTTGGAATCTTATCTACACGATGCTCAATGTTACGATTTAGTTGAGAGACTAATATAACTGAACAATCAAGTTCTTTCGCAAGCCATTTATATCTACGAGTTACTTCTGCGATACGATGTCTAACATCTCTATTATCACGTGATGAGAACTCAATAAAACCAATGTGGTCATCTATAATGATGTCTGGTCTTATCTTTTTAGCTTCGTTTATTCCTTCGTCTAGACTTCTTAAGTTATCAAATAAATGCAGCGATTTGTAATACTTTTTGATAAACTTTAAACCTTTTTCTATTTCTTCTCTATGGTCAGACGCATTGTTTCTCATCTGTTTATTAGGAACTTGAGTATGCATTGCTAAAAACTTTTTAACAATCTCTACTCTTGGCATCTCCCTACTTATAAACATTACCTTCTTTCCATCAAGAATCATATTTCTGGTAATATTTAACGCTAAAGTACTTTTACCATTTCCTGGTCTACCAGCAATAATACTAATCTCACCTTTAGTCATGCCAACAATAGCTCTGTCAATTCTGTCTATACCAGTTTGCACTAAGTTCTTCTTGGCAAAAATAGCTTCTATAAGCTCATCATCTATACCATCCATAGATTTATGGTCCAGATTTAACATGTCAGTAAAGTTCTCTGCTATTTTTTCTAAGTAATTAATATCAGATGCTACATCCTTATATGATGTATCTTTCTCAATCCTGTCTTTAAATCCTACAATACGCTTCCATAGTTGTCTTCTTAAATATAAATCATAAATTGTTTTACAATGTGTTTTAAAATTTCCAGTTGTTGGTATAGAATCTGTTAACGAAGTAAGATAATATGTTAACTTAAATCCCTTCTCTCCTAAAAAATTTGCAACAGTAGTTAAGTCTATAGCTTTATTAGACTTATGAAGATAGTACATAGCTCCCCAAATCTTTTCATGGTCTTCCATATAAAATACTTTACTTGTTGTAACGTAATTCATGGCTTCATTTATTAATTCTGGTTCTTTAAGTATGCAGCCTAAAACGTCTTTCTCAGACAAGCCACTATACATCTTTGATATTTCAATATTTTTATGTTGTCTATTCATTTAGTTCTCCTCTAAATCTGGTGGTAATCCTTCTAATCTTTTCTTTTCTTTGATAAGCTTACTTTCATACCTCTTATTTTCATTTCTTAATATACCGATAAAGTAATATACATCAAAACCTTTTAGCTCTAATCCCTTTCTTTCCCAGATACTTATACAATGTTTTATAATTTCGTCTTCAATATCTTGACAAGACTTTAACAAAGTATAAGCAGTTAAGTCATCTAAGGTCGTCAGGAAGAGACCGTTTAAACGCTCTAGCGTATCATCTTGTAAATTACTTTTTAGCTTGTTAATCATCCTGGGATAATTCTTTAAGGTGTTAGACCACCCACAAGCTGGACATCTCATTTGACAGCCTTACAAGGAAGTTCTTCTGGACAATCTTGAGATTCCATTGGAACTCTTGCACCTAAAAACTCCCTCATAGGAACTTTACCTTTTGGAAGTGTATAAAACCTCCAAGGTCTTTTGCATTTGGAACAGCGATAAGGCTGAAACTTTGATTTATGACTGTAAGATACTTCATTTTTCTTACGTTTCTCTGACTCAATATAATCATCATCAAACCAGTCTTTATCAAAGTAATGTTCTAGTGTTTCTTTAGAGTATATAGACTCATAAAGGAACAACCAAACCTTCTCTACAAATTTACCTATCTTAGTCGTCGCATACTTCACAGTTTGGATTCACCTTTGATAGTTGCATTTGTTTACGTGTTTCTTCTTTGGATTGGTTTTTTTCTGTAGCCTCTATAATCTTTTTAGCTATAGATAGAATAGCTTCAATTTCATTCTTATCCAAGACCATTGCTGTCTGCTCCATTATCATAGCTGTATTCTGCTACAACCTTACCCTGTTTTGTTGATATATGTTTAGTTGTTATTGGGTGACCTTCGTTTCTTAAATCCCATATTCTGGCACTTAAACGAAAACAACCAAAACTCTCTAAAGCAGTTAACGGAGTAATACGCTCTCCATTTTTTAATGCTACAAGTATCATATCATTTTGATTCATCGGCATCTTTAACTTCCTCTTCATTAAGTTCATTAATTACACTATTAACATAATTTGATGCAAGAAATCTTCTTTCATTAATTTGTTGCTCAAGATTTTGAATCTCTTGACCTAATTGATTAGCTCTAACAAATGACATCTGCCCTTCATTACTTAGGTCGCTCATAACAAATTCTATTTCTTTGTCATCATGATTAATAATCATTTTTTGTTCTTCTTGTTTTTCTATTTTATCTACCATATACTCCTCCTTTATTTTTTGCGACAAGGTGATAGAAAGCGTTTAAACCCTCTAGCCACTTTATCCCATAGTGTTAATGTTTTTACTTTTTTTCTTCTGTATAGTCTAGTTCCAGTAGATTTTACAGCTTTTTTTTTACTTGTCTTTTTCATGCGTAAACTCCTTTATAGTTGCGATTAAAGTTAAGTAATAATCTTGTGTCATAATAGCTAAATCTTTCCCCCTATCTTCTCCCACAAATTGTACATGTATTTCTTCAATAGGTTTTAAGTGTTCAGCTAATTTTTTTCTTTTTTTACATTGGACATAAATAGAATCTTCAATAACCATGTCTACTTCCTGGTGTAGTCCTCTACTTCTTCCATCAGAACCCCAAGTTCTTTCTGCTTTCAAGTCAAATTTTTCTGCTTTAGAAACACACTTTCTTTCATAGTATGTTCCTCTTAATTTATTTTTCGCTGGCATCGTTATCCCTTCCTTTATAGAATTGTTCAATCCAAGTCTTTTCTTTTCTGTTGTGTCTAAAATCTATACCAGCAAATATCCACCAAGCTCTTCCATGTTCTTTAGCAGAATCTTCTGATAGTTTCATACCTTCTTTACTATATGGGTCAACGTGTTTAAAATTAACATTACGCTCCCAAACATTTTTATAAATCTTATTGCCATATTTTTTAGACCAACTTTTTTCTTTGTTTGTAAGATTCATTATTTCCCCTTGATGTCATTTTCAATTTTATCTAACTCTTTCATAATTCTTTTAGTAGCTAAAACACATCCATAAATAACTACTATTAAAACAAAATAATCCCCCATATCTCCTCCTTTTTAAGTTTGCGTGGGAATCTGCAATGAGATGCAAAACATAGATAAGAGGTATAAGACCCCCACGCTAAATCTTAGGGCAGGCATTAGCATTGTTATTATGTTAATATATTCATACGGAAAATAACAACCTACCCTAATTTTGTTAGAACGGCAAGTCTCCATCATCCATTAAAGCATCCTTACTTCTTAAAGTAGCTTTAGTGATAGTTTTTACTCTTGGGGTTTTCATGTCATTTCCTTCTCTTCCAACCCACTCTTCTACAATTACCTCTACGTTAAATAGGTAGCGTTTAAACGCCTCCACGTCTACTTCTGGTAATAGCATCTTGCCATCTTTTTCTTGAACCATATCCATCATACTTAATAATGCATAGTACCCTGCATTACTTCCAGGGTTTTCCTGTAAGTCTGGGTACTTAGATGGGTCTGGTTTCTTAAATCTAAAAACACCTTTGTGTTTTACTTTCTTTCCATCAACATTAAATACTGGCTCATAAATATCTGCAAGATACTTACCTTGAACCTTTATATCTCTTTTAATGTTTAGGTCATCTACTACAACGTTATCGTGATTGCCTTCCTCTACTGCTCCTCCAGGATTTTCTCCTCCAGGTTCGTACCAAGCATCTTCTCCAAAAACGTCATTAAAGTCATCGTTACTTATCATTTTTCCTCCTTAGTTTTCTTTTTATTTTTATTAGAAAATTGTTTAATATACGCATCAACATTACTTGAATTTAACTTTTGATTGCTAATAGCAGTTTCTATTGACTTCTTAAAATTCTCATCTTTATTCTTTATTAAGCTCATCAAATATTTATATTGTTCTTCAGTAATTGCTTTAGGCGTATCTATTTCTGGTAAATCCTCACCTCTGTAAATATATAAACCAAGACCAAACAAAGCAAAACATTTTACTAAACATCTTTTAATAGAGTTATTAATTTGTGTTGCTGTTGGTGTTTTTACAGCTTTATTAAAGTTATCCATTACTGCATGAATTTCTGTTCTAGTAATTCCATCAATAGTTACAGACACTTTAACAAAACACCCAGCCATTGTTTTCATGTAGGGTGCTTTAATCCATCCTCCATAATCTTTTACTTCTGCTGGATGGTCAAACTCATGTGTTTCCCAAGTAGTATCTGGATATTTATCTAAAATTAGCTGTAATGCATCACTCCAAGATAGATAATCATAATTACCTTTCTTCTCTTTAAATTCGTTTACATTTATATCATTTAATGTAGCGAATATTGATAGTTTTTTTGTAGCCATTTAAACTCCTTTTGTATATGGGCAAAGCGTTCTTACTTCGCAATACTTCTCACACTTTTTGCCTTGCCACGTTTCTTCATCATTACACTTAGGTGGTGTCGTATTGCTATTAAGATGTTTTAACAACTCATCTCTCTTATCCGTAAAATACGAAACAATTTGTTCATTGTCAACTACTGGTATATTAACAAAGTAAATATTTTTATCTACTCCTCTGGAAATAGCTGAGAACGTTCCAGCGTCTCTGACGTTCATTTGCAACTTCATTGCTTTTACTTTATGTCCTTTTAATTCTAATAGATACCTGTACATGTTTACTTGATATAACCAGTCACCAAAGTCTGCTAAGTTTTCATTTCTTTCAAATACTTTAACCTGTTTAAACGTTCCCTTTCTTCCCCATGAACCAGACTTCTTATACGTTGCTCCACTTGGGTCTGGCATCATGACATGAGTCATGCCTAATACTTTTGATGCTTTGAAACTTCCAGTATTTTTATAATCAATTAAAGTCTCAGTATCTTTGTCATAAAAATCTAATATCCCAGTAATGTCTAATCCTTCTAATTTTTCTTCTTGTATAGCGTTGTCATCAAGCTCCTGGCTTTCTAAATGTAAGTGATGAATTGTTCCCATAACTGCAAACGCCATGTCTTGTGGGTCAACATAGTAGTCTTTGACTCTTTTAAGGTATGCCTCACATGTTCCAGACAATAACTCAGTTGTGCTTGGAGGTCTTTCTTTAGGTCTCTGGTCTGACATCATCTTTAATGTAGCCACACTCATACAACGCTCTGACATACGGCATGTATCAAGACAGCGTTTAAATGTTGTAGTCTCTCCATCTGGGCAAATAAATCCTATTATTGACATAAAACTCCTTTGTTAAAATTTTGTCTGGAGCAGAAAAGTAGCCAACCTATATTTACAAACAATATATAAAGGTTTAGTATTCCTTTCATGTTTAATTGTTTAATGTAAATCCACTCCAGATAAAACAACTTATATCTAAATAAACGAAAAGGCAAGAAATTAATCTTGCCTCTTCTACAAGGAGTCCTAAAATGAAATACATTTTAAGATGTTAGTACGATTGTACCAACGCTGTATCTTAACACTATAATTATATGGTGTCAAGAAAGATTTACAAAAAACACTTGTGTCCTTTGTTCTCATCGTAGTCTATGTCATAGTCTTGCATCAGCTTAAGTATGGCATGTTGTTTAGATTTAGCTACGTACTGAGCCGTAAAAGAATAATTCTTTTTTGGTATTACAAAGATAAAAGAAGATAGCTTACCTTCTGAAATCTTTCTATATGTGTTTATATCAAGCATCGTAAGTCCTCATATTGTTATATTTATAGTCTCTCATTATAATATACCTTTAAACTGCACTTAAAATCAACTACTTTATACAAAGCGTTTAAACGCCTTGTTTCGTATATAAATCTTGTAGGTTCATTAGCTTTTCTAAAAAGTCTCTGCAAGTAAGTCCGATGTCTAGTTTTACTGATTTAAGACCATCTTCATCTGTGTTAATTACATAGAAAAGTTCTTGTGTTATTTTTGGTATTCCATTATCATCTAACAAGTTTTCTATTGTAGGTCCATTCATATCTTCTTCAGTGCATAAACTATTGTTATGCTCTATGTCTTCTAACATAGTTTCATACGCTATTTGTTTCATTTTTCCCATTATTACTCCTCCTCATCTAAGTCGTTTTCATATATAAAATCTGCCCAGTCTTTACACTGACTACATAAAGCTACAATCTCATCATCCTCTCCTACTGGCTCACTAGCTGGACCACTAGTGCAACAGCTAGATAGTAATGCACCTCTGTCTTCATCTGACATTTTAGACCCACTCATTGTCATGCTCATTATACTCTAAATCATTTGTCATGCTGTCTCTAGCGTGGTCTTCGTTCTTCTCTGCTTGAGCATCATACTCAGCAGTTCTATCATCCACCATATCATTGTACGCATTGTTTTGTAGTTCAATTTCTTTATTTTTTGTTATTGGTTTCCTTAATCTTCTAATTGATGATATTCTATTATACCACATAAATTCAAATCCTAATTCTTCTAGTTCAATAATCTTTCTTCCTATTTCTTCTTGTAACTCAAACGCTTTTTCCGATTTACTCATTTGTCCTCCTTTAGTATAGCCATTACATCTAACTCCCTGAATATAAAAAATTCTTCATTATCAAACAAGAACTTAGTTGCTACGTGATTTTGAAACATAACATAATCTCCTATAGATACGTGTTTTGCTTTTTTTCCTACAGCTACTACAACGCCTCTTGTTTGCATTTCTCTATGTTGTGATGCTATAAGAATTCCACTATCTGTAGTTTCTTTTATTGCATCTGGTTTTAATACTATTCTATCACCTATTGGTGTTATTTTAAGTTCTTTCATTTTTTCTTCTCCATTAGTATATCTATATGTTTACTCTCTAGACCCAGCGACTCTAACATGTTGACCTCGTTTAAACGTAGTTTCTGAGATTGCCATGTGTTTAGTTTATCTATTAATGATATTGCTAATTCTTTACGACCTCTAACAATATCTTGGGTTTCATCTGTGATGCAATCTATTTCTGCGTCACTTACTAGCTCATCATCAAGCCAGTCTTTCATCTGCTGTATTATTAATTTTTCATCCATATTACTCCTCCCTTTTTGTTTTTAATTTACTACCTGGAAAAATCTGGTCATACTTTTCTTTCATGCTCATATCTGCAAACAAAGCCCTTATTGATGTCATCTTTTCATCAAATTCGTGTTGCATATCTTCATCAGATAATAAACGTGTTCCCTCATCATCTATGTAGTAATAAACGTTTAGAGTTATTTCAAACGGAACACCTTTTTTATCAGTTTTAATTTTTTTTCTGTTATTTTTCATATTACGCCTCCTTGTTTTGTTCTGCTAGCTATTGCTAGCTCTAGTTAGTTTAGTTATTATGTTATCAGCTTGTCAAGACTTTTTTTTCCATGACATATTTTGGGGGAACAAATACTTCTTGTTCAAGTTCCCAATACGCCTGGAAGTTAGCCACGTTTAAACGACCTTGATATACTACTGGCGACTTATCTTTGTTCACACTTGCAAACCTATTTGCAAACCAGAAAGCTCTCTTCTTATCTAAGGTCCAGCTAAATCCATGTTCGTGGTCTCCCAGAGTTCCTCTGTAGACAACAATTTCTTCATTGTCCATCACAAGCTTTTCAAACTCTGCATACTCTGACTCATTCATTGAATAGCTCGCCATATCATAGTGATACTCCAGTATCTGTTGTGCTACCTTATCTGTCATCAAAGGATGAACTTTATCAATGTCTTGGTAGCTCTGTTTAAACGCTGTCCAAAATATATCTTCGCTTATCTTGTTCTGAGCTTTGTCTTGTAGTAGAAGAACAATTCCTCCTAAGTCATAATATTTATCTAGTATTTCTTGCATATCTAACTCCTTGTTAAGTGTTGATTACGACTGATAATAATGAATCCTAATACCAATGTCAACATATTTAAAAAGCCACCCTCATTGGCTTGTTATTGACATCGTTTAAACGACTTATAAAAAAGCCCCAAAGTTTTATCCCTGGGGCTATTGCACATTACAAGGAAAATACTTTA